CCTCTAGCAGCGAGTAGTACATGTTCAGCGCCGATACATGCAAATGTTGCAAAGTCCTTAACATACATGTCACCTACTTCGTAGGTCTTTTCAGAATCAAAACCACCGCGGTGACGAAAGCCTGCGCTACCGAGGCGTTCCCAAGTATCGTCAGTACCTGGTTCAGAGATTGTATCACATTTTGCTCTGAAATACTGGCCGAGGTAATGTAGCACAAGTGACCCTTCACGATGGATACCAGCTTTCCAGTAGTCAAGTATGATACCAACACCGTCATTACCATCTTTGCCATTCCAACCATCTTGGCCCTTTTCACCTTTTGGACCTTCTTTCAAGTTAATGCTTTCAACAAGTGCCTGAACTGACAAAACTGTTTTAGTTGTGGCTTTTACCGTTTCACTTAACTCGGTAACATCTGCACTGACAATATCAAAGTTCTTAACAACTAAAGCAAGTGTGTCATCGTTCAGCTGATTTACGTCTTGCTTGAGTGCTTCCAAACTTTCAGAAATACTTTTACATTCATTGGTGGCAATGTCCAAAACTTTCTTTGTTTCAGCGCAGATAGCACTTCTGAGTTCTTGCTCGACAAATGAAGTTTTGTTGAGCGCAGATTGTTGTACAGACTTAACTTCTTCAAACAGACTTTGGTGCATGGACTTCACTTCTTCCACCAAAGCTTCAACAGTTTCCAAGCTAACACCAGACTTGATTGCATCTACTCGTGACAGTATGTCTTGAAGTTGTTGTTCAAAACTATGCTGTGAAGCGGCAATTGCATTGGCTACAGCCTTTAGTATGATTTCACTCATTTTGTGACTCCTTCACGAGCAGATTTAATAAGCTGCTCGAGCTTATTGGTCACATAGTCTTGGTCAGCAAATTTCACTTCTTCTGGACTTGGTTCTTTTGCTTCTTCAGGTTTGTTTGATGGTGCTTCGTCCTTACCTGCAGATGGTGCAACCTGTGCTGGTATGGCGTCTTGCAACCTGACATTTTGGGCTTGGATACGTGGTTCATCACCAAATGGAACAGAATCAAGTCCGACACGATTTCGGGCTTCATTAGGTGCAAACACAGCGTTTTGAATTGCTTTCGACAGTGTTTCAATTTCAGTAGTGAAGTCTGCCCGTGCCACATTGTCCAAGTCAAAACGAATGGTATCAATGTCATGGTCAAACTTGAAGAGTTCTTCCAAAGCAAACTCAATCAGTTCAGCAATGTACAACAACGAACCGGCCTTGAACTGACCAATCAGCGTAGCAACAGAAGAAGCTGCACCATTGGTCTCTTGTCCAAGAAGCTGAATTGGAACACCAAAAATTCGGCAGATGTCAAGCGTTGATGCTTTGTAACTTTCGAGTAATTGAGAGTCCTCAGCACTTATGCTCATAGGTTGGAACTTTAATCCATTACCGAGAATTGGAACTTTGCCTTGGTTCATACCACGGGACACTTCGTCAAACTTTTCACGAAGCTCAATCATTTGTGATGGGGTCAATGTTTGTTCAGTTGAAATAATGCCAGACGGCCGGTTCATATTACCAACAAATGCAGCAGCTGATGCTTGTATGGTACTGTTAACACCAATAGCGCCATAGGCATACTGAATAGGCGAATCACCGTGTAAAATGCTCGAACGACTTGGGAGTTTGATATGCAAAACATCACGAGACGGAGCTATTTGTTGGGTGTCAAGGGTCGTAAAAAATTCGCCGAAAGCGCTGACATCATAAAACAAGTCATTGTCCGGAGTCAGAAAGGCACGTCTTGTAGCCGATGACAGTGGGATGAGTTTGACTGGCTCAAAGCGGTCATTTCGTTGTACAAAGTAGTATGAGTTACCATGTATCAACAAATTAAACACCGTCCAACTGACCCAATCAATTACGTTTTGGGCAGCGTTGGGTCGCATCAAAAGGCGATGGGCTGCACTGGTCTTTACAACACTTCGACCACCCTTTTCACCAACTCTTACATGGTCAGGGTAAGAAGCTGCTAATACACGTGCAATGGTTAGTATACAGGCCATTACGGTCCCGTTCTCACCACAACCATTTAGGTTTAATCCACGTTGCCAGCCATCTTCCATGCTGCCAAGTTTGAACATATTGCCAAGGTGACCCATACCCATGAACGGGCCACGCAACTGTCCCTCTAATGCGGGAGCGCCGCCGAACAGCGATTTCAAGCGCATGGGCAGTTCACGCAGTTTCATAGATTAAACTTCCGGGTCGGCAGGTGGGGCAGGGGCAGGTGGGTCGGCTGCAGGCGGGTCGGCTGCAGGCGGGTCTGGTTCAACCACTGTTTCTTCCGGTGGTTCTTCCGGTTCGACTGGTACGAATTCGTTTTTGTACTTCATACGAAAGCCTGGGTCCCAGCCAAGTTTGCCCTTCCAAATTTGAACAAGTCCTGCGGCAGCATCAGTTGCTGCCTTACCAGCTTTTTCAAACCGGATAAACACACCATCCCATACAGTAACGCTCTTTTCAACAGCCATGACGTACTCCTATACAAGAAAGAAAACCCCACCCGAAAGTGGGGTTTTCTTGGGGTTGATTACCAAGCAGCAGCAGTAATCGTTTGGACAGCGCCGGCACGAGCCACATGCCAGTCAATTTCCCACAGTGCACGAAGCGCCGAGGAGTTGGTCTGGAACAGGGAACGGACAGGGTGTGCAACCACCGGAGTGCCAGCGTTATCAACGATGGGCAGTGGGGCAGTGTCTTCCTCGTGGATGGTAGCCACTTCGGTACCCATGAAGCTCGGAGCATCACCAGCAAAGGCCAGTTCAGCAGCGTCAATCACGAAGACCACATCGGCCGGAACGTTGACCGAGGTAATCACAGGGTAGCCGAGCAACTGGCCATTCGAAGCTTCGGGGAACGCCAGAGTTCCGGTCGGAGTCAGGGCGAGCTTGACACCAATGAATCGGGCGGTGTTCATCACGAACACGATTCGGCGGCCGAGACTTGCATTTGCCATGGCCTGGAGTCGTGCGCGGATGTCAGCAGTGATATCAGCAGAGGTGTCACCAGCAGAAGCACCAGTGTTACCACCGGCGATGCCGTTCTGAATACCTGCCGGACGGATAGCACTTCCAGCAACGGCATCGAGGAAGGTCTTGTCGAGGGCTTCGGCAGTATCTTCGATAATCCAGTTACGAATGGCTTGCTCGATGTTCGGCGTTGAACGGGCGAACAGTTCGTTGGTAAAGGTACCAATGACGCCGAGGCTCTTGGGGGTCAGAGCGAGCGAACCGGTAACAGCTGCACCGACACGGATGGGAGCGCCTTCAGCTCGGAAGGCACCGGCGAGGTTCTTGGTCTTGTCTTTGCGAGTGCCGATGGTGATTTTCCCGAAACCGTCAAAGCTGTACCGTTGCATTGGCAAACGGGGCACGACGGATTCAGGGGAAATCAAGTCCATGAAGGCGCCGTAGGATTCGCGCACCAGTTCAGCTGCCCAGCCTGGCACGTTGGTCATGGCAGGGTTCTGAGCGGCTTTCTGCACCATGTAGTCGCTGACGGCTTTGACTTGCTCGAACTCACGGGTGTTGCCGTAGCGTTCTTGCATGGCCTGTGCCAGCGGGATGCGCTTGAGGTAGGCTTCCATTGTGCAGACCGCATTTTTCACGATGAGGTCGGAAGCGTCTTTCACTTTGCCCGGGCCGTTGGTGTGGACGTTCGGGGCTTGGTTGTTGTGGCTCGATGCCAGGGCCAGTTCAGCTTTCTGCAAAGCGGCAATGGACTTGGTTTCGGATTCGATTTCGGCGGAGAGCGAATCAACTTGGGCGATGATGGTATCATCGGTTGGGTTGGCTTCCATCGACTTCACCAAGAGCGACAGTTGGTCTTTCTTGGCAGTGAGGGCATTTTGCGCGGCCTCAATACGCTCAGCAATTTTTGACATTATAGTTCTCCAAACTTACGTTGTATGCGAGTGGCATTCACAAGGGCGTAGATAGCACGTTTACGGGCAGTCTCAAAACGGAGCGACTGCTCCTTGACTGAGTTATCTTCGTAGTCATTATTGTCAGCTGACTTGACCACGAAAAATTGGGAAACCTCTTCCGGCGTCATGTTCAGCGATTTCGCTACCAAGACAGCACGGGGGTTCATCGGCACGGACACAAGACTTGCTTCGAGCAATTCAGTCTCGAAGAACTTTGTGCCTCGTGGTTGGATAGGTTCGGCCTTCATAGCGCGGAAGCCGATAGATACGGCGCGCAAGATGCCTTGCTCAATGAGCGAACGTGCGAGGTCTGCAACTCGCGAAGTACCCTTGGCTGCCAGATGCAGGTCAGCCAGTAGGACATCACCTTGGCGACGGATGTTTTTCCAAGCGCCGACAGGGAAGTCACCAGAGTTGTGATGTACAAGGGCAACAGGATTTTCCTTGAAGTTTTTCAAGGACAAACCATCGAGCACGACAATGTCGCCCACACGGTCGGGCGTTTCAGAAGTCAGAACAAAGGTCTGAGTATCTGCAATTCGGCCTGCGCTAGTTTTTTGTACCAGCTCCATGTCGTTCCCCAAGTAATACACAATCTTACAGTTTATAAATATAGAATATCATATAATTACTCACTTGTCAACCGTTTGAATGAATTATTTTATTTATTTATTTTCATTCAAACGGTTGACACGGGATAAGATTTATGATAGGGATTTTTTTAAGCCATCATAGCATTTGGGTCGAAGTTACTTGCTACTTCGCGCTCAAACGAACCCAGCGCCATGATAGAAGCCACGGCCGGGTCAATTTTGCCATAAGACTTTGCCTTGGTTAGTTTCCTGTTGCCGGCAGCATCCTTGTCCAAGACAGCATTGGCAAAGGCCCA